CCCCGGTAGCCTGATGAAGTCTGCATAGGTGCAGTGTTTCCACTCGTCAGCGACGAACTGATCGCCAAGCTGGATGCCACCTTTGGCCGCAAGCCTGATCGGTCGATGTCCCACAGGGAGATCGACCACCTGATCGGTGAGCAGGCCGTGGTGGACTGCATCCGGCGCTGGCACGCTGAACAGCAGGAGGGCATCAGCTGATGTGCTCCGGCTCAGGTGGCAGCCAGCGGGCAGTGATCAGGATGCCCGACACCGACGCCAGCGACCGGCGGCTCGACCGGCAGCTGGCCTTGATGAACAGTGCGCAGCAGCGGCGAACCACCAGGAGACAGGGGGAGTACGACGCTGCCCTGCTCAATCAGCAGGCAACGCTGGAGCGCCTGAACGCTGCAACGATGCAGCGAGCCAAGAGCACGGAGGCTGACGCCAGGCGCATCACGGCCCTGATTGGCGCACCAGCCCCCGAACCCACCGCCAAGGCGCCGGTGCTGGCCAGCAACCGCACCGGCAAGCGCCGCGCCCCAGGGCGCAAGCAGCTGCGAATCGAGCAGGGGGCAGCTGCAGCTGGCACCGGACTCAACATCGGAGCGTATTGATCATGTGCGTTGGATCGGCACCGCAACAGCCCAAGGTCGTGGTGGAGGGGCCCACCCGCAAGGAGCTCAGGGAGGAGAGGAAGGAGAGGAAGCAGGAGAAGAAAGAGCTCAAGCAGATCCGCCAGGATTCCAGGACGCAGGCTCAGGAGTTTCAGCAGCAGCTGCAGAACCAGATCGACGCAGCCGCCAACCAGACCCAGCAGCTCCAGCAACAGATTGCAGAAGCGGTGGCGCCGCCGGTTAACACCGTGCTGGCCAACAACTACGCCGTGACCACGCAGCAGCAGGCGCTACCGGCCACTGCGCAGACCACCGAGGTGACCCCGGTGATTCGGCCGCAGCCCACCAGCCTGCGGATCACGCCGGGCGCCACTCTCGTCACCCCAGGCGCAGGCCTGAACATCGGCGCATGACAGCAGAAGCCCGCTACAAGAAGCTCGAACCCGCCAGGAACCACTGGATCGACCGCGGGCGCGAGGCGGGGGCACTGACGCTGCCATGGCTGCTGCCGTTTGATGGCGACCCCGAGCCCCAGGCGCTGGAGAAGATCAGCCACCCGTGGGATGGCATCGGCCAGCGGGGTGTCCACAACATCGCCAGCCGGCTGCTGCTGGCCCTGCTGCCGCCCACCGAGAGCTTCTTCCGGTTCGTCCACGACGACATGGAGTTTGCCCGCCAGCAGGCGGAAGCCGCAGCAATGGGGATGGGCCCCGAGCAGATCGCTGAGCTCAAGACTCAGATCGACAAGACCCTGGGCCTGATGGAACGGGCGGTGCTGCGCAGCATCGAGACCAGCAACGACCGCACCGCGCTACATGAGGCCCTGCTGCACCTGATCGTGGCCGGCAACTGCATGGTCTACGTGCCCGAGGACGGATGCAAGACCTTCAACCTCTACCGCTACGTGCTGCGCCGCTGCCCGATGGGCAAGCCGCTGGAAGCAGTGGTGTGCGAGCGGATGGCAGCAGAGGAGTTGCCCGAGGCCGCCAAGGAGATCCTCGACAAGGCCGACCCGCTGGAGCCCCTCACCGAAAAGCGGTACGACAACACCCTGGCGTGGCGAGACGAGGACGAGATTGAGCGGACGGTCAAGGTCTACACCCACATCCGCTGGGAGAAGGACAAGTGCCGCTGGTATCAGGAGATCAAGGGGCACCGCATCGAGGGCAGTGAGGGCCGCGCACCCCGCGACGTGGCGCCGTGGATCCCGCTGCGCATGTTCCGCATCGACGCCGAGGACTACAGCCCCGGCTATGTCGAGGCCGCGTGCATGGCGGACCTGCAGACCGCGAACGCCCTCACCCGGGCCCTGACCGAGGGAGCGCTGGTGTCAGCCATGGTGAAGTTCCTGGCCAAGCCCGGCGCTGCCGTCACCGCCAAGCAGTTCAACGAGGCCGCCAACGGTGCGTGCCTCACCGGCCTCCCGGAGGACATCACCGCCGTGCAGGTGGGCAAGGGCAGCGACCTGGCCGTGGCCGAGCAGCGGCTGCAGCGGGTGCAGGCCCGGCTGGCCACTGCCTTCATGCTCACCGATGTGCGCGACAGCGAGCGCACCACGGCCGAGGAGGTGCGACTGCAGGCCCAGCAGATCGAGAACAGCCTGGGCAGCGTCTACTCGATCCTCACGACCGAGTTCCAGTACCCCTACATCAGCCGCAAGCTGCACCTGCTCACCAAGGCCGGCGGCCTGCCGCCGCTGCCGGATGACTCGATCAAGCCGGTGGTGAGCGTGGGCCTAGCGGCAGTGGGCCGGGGCAACGACCTGGAGCGCCACGCCCGCTTCATGCAGATCCTGCAACAGACGATCACCCCCGAGGGCACGCTGCAATACCTGATGCCCACCGAGCTGATCAGCCGGCTGGCAGCAGCGATGGGCATCGACACGGTGGGGCTGATCAAGACCCAGCAGCAGATCGAGGAGGAGCAGGACGCGGCCCAGCAGGCCGCCCAGCAGCAGGCCCTGCTGCAATCGCCAGTGGCGGATCCGCAGAAGCTGGCCACCGCCGCGGCCACCGTTCAGGACATGCAACAACCCACTGAGGAACCCGCCCAATGACCGCCACCCCGATCCAACCCACCCCCGACCAGCTGGCCCTGGCCGGCCCTGGCTACGACAAGGACGCCCTGGCTGGCTTCCTGCAGGAGATAGCCGAGGAGGATGCGGCCCTGGCCGCCGGCACGCTGGAGCCGCCCGCCCCGGTCGCTGCGCCTGACTTCGCCACCCTGGAGGTGCAGGGCGACGAGGTGGAGGCTGAGCAGGAGCAGGGCGAGCAGCGGCCCCTGGCCGGGAAGTTCAAGTCCGCCGAGGATCTGGAGAAGGCCTACCTGGAGCTCCAGAAGAAGCTGGGGCAGCGGGCCGCCGAGCAACCTGCAGCTGAGTCTGAGCCCGCCGAGGTCAAGACGCTCACCCGCGAGGAGGCCGTTGCCGGCTACGGCGAGACCGTGGTGGCCGCTGCCGAGCAGGAGGGGATCGACCTGGCGCAGTGGGATGCCGCTGTGCAGCGGGGCGAGGACACCAGCGAAATGCGGCAGAAGCTGGCCGGGGCCCTGGGCCTGCCCGAGGCGCTGATCGAGCGCTACGAGTCGGCCTATCGCCCGGCCGAGGCCCAGCCCGCCACCGCCGGCCTGAGTGATGAGGACGCCGCGGCGATCCGCGTCGAGGTGGGCGGCGATGCCAAGTTCGCCGAGATCAGCCAGTGGGCCCTGGCCAACCTGAGCGAGGCCGAGCTGGCCGACTACAACGAGGCCGTCAACACCGGCAACCCTGCAGCAGCCCGGGCAGCAGTGCGCTGGCTGCAGGGCAGGGCCGCCACAGCCGACAAGGAGCCGGCCCTGGTGATGGCCAGCGGCGGCACCGCCAACCCTGCCCTGGATGTGTTCGAGACGGAGGAGGAGGCGATGGAAGCCAAGCAGGTGCTCACCAAAGGCGGCAAGCAGCGCTACCTGGTGGACGAGAAGTACCGCCGCTACATCGACGCCAAGTTTGCACGCTCTCCAATCTTCGTGTAGAAGGTGTGCATGAGTACGTCTGCACTCACGCAGAGCACAGGCCGGCCTAGGCCGACACCCTGACCGCAAACCCGTCGAGATAGCAGAGGCTCACCGCACACATTGCAGTGACCGCTATCAGCCTTTCGCGGCTTGGCCAAGTTAAGGGCAACGCCGCAGACAACTACGCCCTGTTCCTGAAACTGGGCATGTCGGAGGTGTTGACCGCCTTCGACCGCAAAACCGTTTTCACCGGCCGGGTCAAAGAGCGCTCCATTCGGGGCGGCCAAAGTGCTCGGTTCAAGGTGACTGGCCGGCGCACCGCTGGGTATCACACCCCGGGCACGCCGATCACCAACGTCCCCACGGACGGCAACAACCCCAACCCCAGCAACGCACCTTCGGATCGCAACGAGGAGATCATCAATCTTGATGGTCTGCTGATTGCGCCCGACACCGTGTACGACCTGGATGACCTCATGGAGGACGTTCAGTATCGGCAGGACATGATGCACCAGCTGGGCGAGGCCCTGGCCCGCGAGAAGGACGCCCGGATTGCCCGGGTGCTCTATGCCGCGGCCAAGCGCAGCGCCGAGCCGCTGAACAAGGCCGGCAATGCCGGCCGCACCGGCACCGCACGGACTCTCAGCGCCGGCTATGCCACCGCCTCGAAGCAAGCCCGGGGTGACGAGCTCGCTTCTGTGATCGGCGACATCAAGGTCGCCATGCAGAAGAAGGACGTGCCCACGGATGACCTGGTGGTTGTCGTGCCCCCCGAGGAGTACGACTTCCTCAACGAGGGCAGCAAGGTGATCAATGCCGACTTCAACCAGGGGTCGGCCAATGGCACCTATGGCGGCGGCAACATCGGCCGGGTGAAGGGGCTCCCGATCATGTGGAGCAACCACGTCACCCAGGCGGCCTACACCAACACGTCTTTCGATCGCAACGCGGCCTACCAGCAGAACCTGACCAAGTGCCGGGCTCTGATCTTCCACCGTGATGCGATCGGTGTGCTCACCCTGCGCCGCCCGCAGCTGCAGATGACCGCCCCCGGCGGTGACTACAACGTGGTCTACCAGTCGCAGCTGTTCGTGGCACGCATGGCCATCGGCATGGGGATTCTCCGCGCCGAGTGTGCCGCCGTGATCGAGGTTCCGTAGACTTCCTTCGGGAAGAGGCGTTCGACGGCCCTGCCTTCGGGTGGGGCTTTTTCATGCCTGCCGATAGCATTGGTCTGCACGGTCGCAGCCGCTATGGGCCTGGAGAACCAGTCGGCCACGCCAGGCCGCACCACCCTGCTGGAGGCGGTGAACATCGTGCTGATGAACATCGGCGAGCAGCCGGTGTCCACGCTCGAGAACCAGCAGGTGCTGGAGGCCCGCACCGCCGAGGCCACCATCCTGGAGATGCACAAGGAGGGGCAGACCCGCGGCTGGAGCTGGAACAGCGAGCGCGAGTACCCCTTCGCCCGCAGCAGCGGCGGCGAGATCGTGCTGCCCACCAACGTGATCAGCTGGCAGCCGGACCCCTACGAGTTCCAGCACCGCTACCAGCTGCGCGGCCAGCGGGTCTACGACAAGGAGAGCCGCAGCTACCAGATCCCGGTCGCCCAGCTCAAGGCGGACGTGGTGTGGCTGCTGCCCTGGGACGAGTGCCCCGAGGCCTACAACCGCTGGTCGCTGATCCGCGCTGCCCGGGTGTTCAGCGCCCGCACCATCGGCGATGTGAGCGGGGTGCAGTACACCCTGGCGGATGAGCAGCAGGCGCTGATTGAGCTGCTGCGGGTGGAGAACACCCAGGAGGCGCCGAACATGATCACCGGCCGCCGCCGATTCCCCACCTTCCAGCCGGCCGAGGGGCTGACTGATCGTCTCGCGGGAGGCCTGTTCCTGTGAGCCTGGTCAGCTACCTGATCGGCAACCTGGCTCAGGGTGTCAGCCAGCAGCCGGATGCCCAGCGCGACCCCGCCCAGGGCGAGGAGCAGATCAACGGGATGAGCTCCATGGCCGAGGGCCTGCGCAAGCGGGACCCCAGCCACGTCATCGCCAAGGTCAGCGAATCGGGCTTCGGCGATGTGTTCTTCCACCAGATCGAGCGCGACTCGGCCGAGAAGTACCTGGTGGCGATCGGCCCCGCTGGAGTCAAGGTGTTCGACCTCGCTGGCAACGAGAAAACGGTGAGCGCCCCTGCGGGGTACAGCTACCTGGCCACCGCCACCACCGCCAAGAGCTCCATCCGGGCGGCCACGATCGCTGACGTGACCTTCATTTCCAACGCCAGAGCGGTGCCGGCGATGGATGCGGCGACAGCGCCGGCAGTGCCGCGCACCTTCCCGCATGAGTGCCTGGTGTGGGTGAAGGCCGCTAACTACGGGCAGACCTACCGGGTCAACGTGAACGGGCTGGAAGCCACATTGCAGACGCCCGTGGCGCCAGTGGTGGTGTCAGGCAGCACGACCATCGAGAACCGCATCAGCTCGGAGGCAATCGCGACATCCCTTGCCGGGGCGCTGATCAACACTCCCGGCGTGGTGATCTTCCGGGTCGGCAGCGTCATTCACTTCGTCTCCTTCAGTCCGATCACGGTTGCAGCCACTGATGCCCGCGCCAACGCTGACATCACGGCCATCACCAGCAAGGTGCAGGTTTTCTCCGAGCTTCCGGCCATCGCCCCTGAGGGCTATCAGGTGGAGGTGACAGGCGACCCGGGCAACAAGTTCGACACCTACTACGTCCGCTTTCAGCCGCGGCCTGGCATGACCGTGTTCCAGGGCATGGGATCCTTCGGCGAGGGGGCGTGGGAGGAGACGGTGGCGCCAGGCGTGCCGTACCGGATCAACCCGGCCACCATGCCCCATGTGCTGGTGCGGCTGCCCAACGGCACCTTCCACTTCGGTCCCGCTGATGGCAGTGTCCAGGGCGGTGTGACGCTGCCGGGGTGGGGCGAGCGGACGGCTGGCGATCTGGAGAGCGCCCCGGACCCGAGCTTCATCGGCTTTCCCATCCAGGACGTGTTCGTCTACAAGAATCGCCTGGGGATGCTGGCGGACGAGAACGTCATCCTCAGCAGAGCGCGGGACTTCTTCGAGTTCTTCCCCGAAACAGTTACAACCGTTCTTGACAGCGACCCGATTGATCTCAGTGCCAGCTCCCCGCGAGTTGCGGTGTTGCGCTATGCAATCCCCTATCAGGATGAACTGATCATCTTCTCTGATCAGACGCAGTTTCGTTTTGGCTCCCCTGATTCCTTGCTGTCGCCAGCGACTGCGCAGATCACGGTGCTTACGCAGTACGAGTGCGACCCAGACGTGAGGCCGATCGCGATTGCCGGCACCATCATCTTCTGCCAGGCCAGCGGCCGGTGGTCGCGGTTCCGCGAGTTCAGCGTTCGCGGCGCAGGCACTGCACTGGTGGCCGAGGCCGATGAGCTGACCGGGCATGTGGGCAGCT